GGCAATGCCACTGAACAGCGGCACCAGGGGGTCACACCCAACGGACTCTGCAACCTCAAGTGCGCGGGTGCGTAATAGGTCCGGCCATAGGCTCATGTCCATATCAGGAGGTGGGAGCCTCATGCCCTGGAGCACTTTGATCGGCTCATCAGGCACAACGTTGCTAAAAAGTGACGCTACATCCGGACTAGGCCTCTTATAGCCGTACTCTTGAGCAATGTGGAAAAGTGAGCCGACCTTGATGCCGCCAATTGGGTCCACCTTAAACGAGCGCCACACATGCTCAATGTCTGATGGCCCTTTGTACTTCGTTGAGGCACTGGCTGACCACTCATGCCAGATGGCCAGAGCCTCATCGAGTTGTGATTGCTGTGCACCGGCGTGGTGTAGCGCCATGCCAATCGTCAGCCACTGCTCACGTGGACACTCGGCCGGCACCATAGCGAGCGCGGACCTGATGTCATCCCACGATGCCGGGATGGTGTCTGTGCTGATGACCCTCTCAGCGGGTTGTGAGCACAGTGTCTGCCATAGGTCAAGCAGGGCCGTGGGGATAACAGGTAGGTCTGTCCACTTGCCTTTACCACCCCATTGATATGGCTGGTTCGTGACCGGACTGATCGTCGGCGGGATGATGTCTTGAACGGTAAGCCCACCAGTGGTCGCACAGCGCAACTCATAGGCCACTTGTTTAGACCCATCAGGTGCGGTATAGGTGAGCTTCTTACTCGGCAGGGTCAGGCCAAAGGGCATGCGGTACAGGAGCTTCCCGTGTCCCTTGCGCCCTGACTCAATGGTGACAGCATCGAGTGCGTTGTAGAGTTGGTCTAGGTCAATGTCTTGCTCTGACAACAGACCCTTAGTCGCAGTCCAGTGGTCAATGTCAATGGCGCAGGTGCCACTGTACGCATGGGCAATGCCTACGCCGTGGCCCGCTGGTATCTTGGCACTGTCATGGATGGCGTTTGCCTCCTGGTTCCACCCGGCTAACCGTGGCCCTTTGGACCCTTGAGGTATGGCCACTAGCCTCCAGCCCTGTCGCAGGTAAGCATCGAACGAGACGGGGAGAGAGAACACTGTCTGCGGGAGTGCGTTCATAAAGATTTATTTTTCGTAGGTAGTTGACAAGTGGCACAAATGTACTATACTTCTCACACAAACGCAAACATGAAAGGAAAAAATGACAAAGCGCATCGTTACCCCAACATTGTCAGTCCGACTGAGTCAAGGACTGTACGATGACTTCAAGGCCAAAGCCAAGAAGTACGGACGTGCATCAACGGTTCTACGAGAGCTGATGGTGGCGTTTGTTGAAAGCCGACTCACTATTGCACCCCCTAAAACTGAAGGAACCCTCTATGACAATCGAAAATAACTTGCAGTCTATTGCCACTTCACTTGCAACCATTGCTGCTTACTTGACTGCAAACTCAACTGTTAAAACTGCTGTTTCGGTACCCGCACCTATGGCGAAGGTAGCTACACCGATGCTTGATGCACTCGCATCGGCAATAATTTCAGACAACGCTGCATCTGTGGCGCAGGTGGCGACTGTAGCACCAGTCGGCATGCCAGCGCTACCTGTTTTTGACATACCCGTACCACAAGTGGCAGCACCTGTCGCTACACTTGTAGCACAAACAGAGCAGGCACCCTTCGCCAATAAGCAGGCGATGACTGACTTCGTGCTCACTTCTTACAAGGCGCTAGGTGCTGAGAAGGGTGCCAAGATTCAGGATGTGTTGGTGGCGTTGGGTCACAGAAACATCAACGACGTACCCGCTGAGTTGTGGGGTCAGTTGAAGGCTGGCATCGAGGCACTCAAATGAGCCAGACCCTTCACGCCAAACTGTCTCCAAGTGCGCGGGTGCGTTGGGCCAACTGTCCCGGCTCTCCTCGTGAGGAAGCCAAGTACCCACCAAAACCTAGTGGTCCTGCTGCCATTGATGGTACTCACTCTCATAGTCTGCTCGAGTTGTCGATCAATGAGTACATAGACCCGACTCTTTACGTGGGTAATACTCTCAAGGACCATGAAGGTGAGTTCACTGTGGATGCTGAACGTGCTGAACGTGTCCAGTTCGCGGTCAACTATATCGAAGAACGTGTCATCGAGATCGACTGCAACACGATCATCGCAGAGCGCCATGTCAATCCTGTGGGCCTCCTGGGTCGTGATGACCTAAGTGGCACAGTGGATGTGACACTGGTGACACCTGAAGTGGTCGAGGTCATCGACTACAAAGACGGGATGAATGCCACTGATGCACGTGAGCAGCTTGAGCAGTACGCTGTGGGCATCATGTCGGGTATGCGGGACCGTGGTGAGACGATTCCTCAGAACTGGGTACTGACTGTGATCCAGCCGAAACTCAGGCTCAAGGGTATGAAGGGCATCATCAGCCGTGAAGTGTCGTTGGGTGAGTTGGCTCAGATCGCTGAGGTCATCAAGCAGCAAGCCGCTGCCACTGACGCACCTGACGCACCCTTGGTGCCGGGTGAGGCTCAGTGTAAATACTGTGCCCATGCGGGTGCCTGTTCTGCACGTGCCAATTCGACTATGGCTGCCGCTGGTGTGGTATTCAAGGACTTGACTGCGACGGTCACTGACCAATCTGCTGCCAAGGAACCGACCACCATGACTGACAAACAGTTGGTCGAGATTCTCGAAGCAGCACCGATGCTGCGCCAGATGATCGAGGGTGCTGAGGCTGAGGCACTGCGCCGTCTTGAGGCAGGCAACAGCATCGACGGCATTAAGGCGGTTCGTGGTCGCGGTAGCCGCGCATGGGCAGTCTCTGATGAGCAGGAGATGGCTGACAAACTCAAGAAGTTCGGTCTGCCTAAAGATGTCATCTGGGCTACCAAACTCATTAGCGTGGCGCAGGCTGAGAAGGCATCATGGACCAAGACCAAAGATGGTCAAGAGGTCAAGATGCAACTCAGTGATCGTCAACTCAAGACGCTGAAAAGCGAATACACAAAAACCACAGAAGGGAAAATTACCGTCGCTCTTGCGTCTGACCCACGCCCTGCCGTTACACTATCGGTGGTGCCACTGTTCGCAGCGGTGCCTACTGTTACTGAATTGCCCTCTTTCTTACTTTAATTGGAACTACCATGTCTGTTATTTACTTCTCAAATGTTCGCGTCTCTTTCCCCAACTTGACAGCACCTTATGTGTCTCGCAAGTTCCCCACAGCACCTGCCAACTTCACCGTCGACCTGGTGAACATCGACCCTCAAGACCCGAAGCTCGCTGAGTTCTTCAAGGACTACGCCGCGCAAGCTGCTGCGACTTGGGGTGCCACTGCGCCACAGGTCATGCAGATGATCAAGGCTGACAAGCGTGCTCGTTGCTTCGGCATGGGTGCTGAGAAGGTCAACGAGGAAACCTTTAAACCACTCGAAGGGTATGGTGACGGTGTATGGATCAACGCCAAGAACAAGAACCAGCCCCAAATGATCCGGCCAGACGGTACACCCGCTGCCAATGCAATGGAAGCGATGGAGTTGGCTCGCAAAATCTATGGTGGGTGCTATGTCAATGTGGCACTCTCACCTTGGCTGCGACTGGCCAACAAGGGGGTAAGCTGCAACCTCATCGCTGTCCAGTTTGCCAAGGATGGCGAGGCATTCGGGTCATCCGCACCTGATGTGGCACCGATGTTTGGCGCTGTGTTAGGTAACGCACCGACTGGTGGCTTTGCACCTGCTAGTGCGCCAGCGTTTGCTATGCCTGAGTTGCCTTCGTTTCTGTGATGCGTGTCTGTTGGGATATTGAAACCTATCCCAACTGCTTCACCTTATCAGCAGAACACTGTGACTATCCCTTGAGGTGGCAGTTTGAAATTAGCCACTTCAAGGATGACTCACGTGAAATTGTTGAGTGGTGCCGGTGGTTGGCGGGTATGAAGGCACAGATGGTCGGGTTCAATAATGTTGGGTTCGACTACCCTGTACTTCATACCCTGCTCAAGATGGGTCGTGCGACACCTGAGATTCTGTATCAGAAAGCCATGAGCATCATTCAGGCTCAAGATAGTGATCGCTTTGCACAGATGGTCTATCCAAGTGACCGCTATGTAGAGCAGTTGGACCTGTTCAAGATCAGCCACTTCGACAACAAGGCTCGTGCCACCAGTCTAAAGGCTCTAGAGTTTGCGATGCGTATGGACAACATCCAAGACCTGCCGTTCCCGGTCAATACATCACTGACTCAAGAGCAGATCGTGGTGCTCAAAGACTACAACATGCATGATGTGACTGCCACCAAGTTGTTCTATCACAAGTTGCTAGAGCAGATTGACTTTCGCACTGAATTGACCAAGAAGCATGGCAAAGACTTCATGAACCACAACGATGTGAAGATCGGCAAAGAGATATTCCAGATTGAGCTAGAGAAGGCAGGGGTGCAGTGCTACAAGTATGGCCCTAATGGTCGTGAGCCGAAACAGACCAAGCGTCCTATGATTGCACTCAAGGACTGTATCCCTGACTTCATCCGTTTTAATCACCCTGAGTTTCAGCGCATCCATAACTACCTCAAGAGTCAGGTGATCACTGAAACAAAGGGTGTGTTCAATGACCTGGTAGCGAAGGTAGGTGGACTTGACTTTGTGTTCGGTACTGGTGGTATCCATGCCAGTGTCGAGAACCAAGTGTTCGAGGCTAATGATGACTACATGATCCTTGATGTGGATGTGACGAGTCTGTACCCATCCATTGCCATTGAGCAGGGTTACTACCCTGAGCACCTGGGTGAAGGGTTCGTTGACATCTACCGCAAGCTGCGTGAACAGCGGGTCAGCTATAAAAAGGGAACCGCTGAGAATGCCATGCTGAAGCTGGCGCTGAACGGCACCTATGGCGCTAGTAACGATCAGTTCTCAGTGTTCTATGACCCACAGTTCACGATGAAGATCACACTGTCGGGTCAGATGATGATTGCGATGCTGGCTGAGTGGTTGTTGGGTATACCTAATGTGAAGATCATCCAAGCCAATACGGATGGCATCACTCTCTATCTGCCTAGAAATATGGAAGGTGAACTGAATCATCAGTGTCATTTCTGGGAGCAACTGACAAGTCTAAAACTTGAGTTTGTTGAATACACCAAGATGATCATCTCTGATGTGAACAGCTACATCGCAGTGAAGCAAGATGGGTCCACTAAGCGTAAGGGTCGCTATGAATATGACCTCGATTGGCACCAGAACCACAGTGCCTTAGTCGTTCCGAAAGTGGCAGAGATGGTTCTTGTGCATGGGAGTCCTATTCGTGAGACTGTGATGAACTGGCCCGACAAAATGGACTTCATGCTGCGGATCAAAGTACCACGTTCTAGCCACCTGAAGTGGGGTGGATCACCTGTCCAAAATACTTCGCGCTACTATGTCTCGACGGGTGGTGCTGAACTGATCAAGGTCATGCCACCACTGGCTAAGAAGCCTGGTATATGGCGCGAGTTCGCTGTTGAGAAGGGTTGGACGGTGCAGGTATGCAACGACATCAAGGATGCGTTTGAGCCTATTAATTTCGAGTATTATGTGCAAGAGGTGGAGAAGCTCACATTGGCTATGAAATGAACGATACACCCAACTTCCACACATGGCAATATGTCAACCTTGCCAACTTCGCTACTGATGCCTATCTACGACTACAGCTGCAACAAATTGAGATTGAACTTTTAAAACTGAAACTACTAGGAACTGATCATGCTAGAGAAGAAGATAGAACAAGCAGTCAAGAGGTACGCAGAGTCAAAGGGATGGATCACTAGGAAGTGGACCTCACCAGGTCATATATTTGTACCTGATCAAATCTTCATCAACCAATGGGGTCGTGTGATCTTCATCGAGTTCAAACGTGAGGGTGGTAAGTGTACTGAGGGTCAACTGCGCGAGCATGACAAACTCCGGACCCAGGGGTGCACGGTCTTTGTAGTGGACTCTGTACAACAGGGTAAGGAAGTCGTTGATGCTTGCTCCTAGTCAACTCCACAACTATCAGAAGCGAGTCGTTGAGTTCCAATGCTCACACCCTGAGACTGCGATATGGCTAGACCCTGGACTGGGAAAGACTGTCGCTACCCTCACCAGTGCAGCGCACCTGCTCACCAGTGGGTTCCTCAAAGGTGTACTGGTGGTCGCACCTATTCGTGTCTGTCGTCTAGTATGGGCGCAAGAGGCTAAGAAGTGGTCCCATATCAAAGACCTACGGTTCATGACCATGACAGGTACGAGGGACCAACGCACCCGTGCGCTACTCAAGCCAGGGAATCAACTCTGGCTCATCAATTACGAGAATCTAGGCTGGCTCGCTGAGACTTTGAACACCTACTTCATCGCCAAGGGTAAGCCTCTGCCGTTCGATGGGTTGGTATGGGATGAAATTTCAAAAATGAAGAACAGCACGACTCAGCGTGTCAAGTCAATCAAGAAGATTCTCCCACAGTTCAAGTGGAAGACTGGCCTCACCGGGACACCAGCTACTAATGGATATAAGGATTTACATGGACAATTTTTAGTGCTTGATGAGGGTAAGCGTCTAGGCACCAGCAAGACCGCATTCAGGACTCGTTTCTACCGCAAAGTGGGACCATGTAAAGAGGTGGCGTTCGACGATACAGAGACAACGATCAAGAACCTCATTGGCGACATGACCATTGAGATGTCTGCGGCTGACTACTTGAAGATGCCTGACCTGATTGTGAATGATGTGTGGGTTGAGTTCGATGAGCCGACACGCATCAAGTACGACAAGATGGAGAAAGACTTCTTCTTGAAGCTCGACTCAGGTGTTGAGAAGGAGATGTTCAACCAGGCGAGTCTGATGAACTCATGCCTTCAGTACAGCAACGGTGCCATCTACCCTATCGCCGGGATGCCGATGTGGGAGCCGATCCACTCTGTCAAGCTCGATGCCCTTGAAGACATCATTGAAGAAGCTGCGGGTCAACCAGTGCTGTGCTGGTATCAGTACCGCAGCGATGCGGCGCGGATCATGGAGCGATTCAAAGAGCTACGACCTATCAACCTGACAGAGTGCAAGAGTGAGCAGGCTCTGAATGTGGCTATGGCCAGGTGGATCAAGGGTGACTGTCAACTGATGGTCAGCCACCCCATGTGTTTACACCCACAGACTAAAGTGTTGACTGAACGGTGTGGGTGGGTTAACATTATCGACGTAACCATTGATGACCGTGTATTTGATGGGGTCGAGTTTGTGTCCCATTCCGGATGTTCTTACTCTGGTTACGCAGAGGTGATTGATGTATGCGGTATCACTATGACACCCCAGCATCGGTTACTTGTCAATAACCAATGGCGAGAAGGTCAAGATGTTAGAAATAATCAAATCCTTGAAACAGAAGCGTTATACAAATACCAGGGGGATGACCCGAGCATTAGTGAGATGCTTGAGATGCGATGCAGTGTCGGAGGTCAATCTTCAGAGTGCACAGAAGCACAACAGGGACGGTTTCGAGTATTGTTCGGAGTGTCGACCCGAGAAGTTTCATCATCTGACAAATACCAGGATATGGCGAATATGGCGCGGACTCAAGACCCGAGCACACGATATGAACGACAAGAACTACGGCGGGAGAGGAATTACGATAAGTCCAGAGTGGGAGAGTTTTACAAACTTCTATCGGGATATGCTGGAAGGGTACTCGGACAATCTGACCATAGAGCGAATCGACGTGAATCTATCGTATGGATCGACGAACTGCCGATGGGCGACCAATATGGAGCAGCAAGCCAACAAACGGAACAACAGAGTTTTGACATATCAGGGAGAACAGATGCACTTGGCAGAACTGGTGAGACGGTCTGGTTTTTCGAAGATGATGCTCCTCATGCGGCTCAACCGAGGAATGAGTGGGAACGAAGCAGTGGAAGATTGCAGGGCGACACCTTACGGAAAGAGTCAGACCCGAGTCAATCTTCGACGTCGAGAAAAACGCATGTCTATGACCTAGTGGATTGCGGCCCTCGCCATCAGTTTCTAATCCGCAATGACATTGGTGAGATGTTTATTTCTCATAATTCTGCCGGACACGGTATCGACGGTCTACAGAAGGCTGGGCATACGATGGTGTGGTTCGGACTCACTTGGAGCTTGGATGGGTATCTGCAAGCAGTCGCACGGCTGCATCGCCAGGGGCAAGGTCAGCCTGTCATCTGTCATCGTATCTTGACCAAAGACACACTGGACCAAGCCCAAGCTGATGCACTGAACAACAAAGCAACCGATCAGGCATCACTCAGAAAAGCAGTGTCTGAATATCGCAACAACAAAAAATAAATCATAAAACTCTTGACAAGTGCGTTATGTGTCCTACAATGGCAGCACATTAACACTGAAAGTGACTTATGACAAACGATGAGATTGATGAGGTTCTGAGGAGTTGGGCCAGCATGAACAAGGCACTCCCTGAGATGACTGAGGTTGACCTGAAGACTGCCATCAGCAGGGAGTTGTCAGGTAACCGCCGCAAGGATGTGGCGATTCGTATGCACCAGCGCTACACGGTCCTTCGCGCCAAGCGTGAGCGCCAGGAGTTGAGTGAGGCAATTACTGATGTACCAGCATTCTTAGTGGGGGTTGTATGATCTCTGAAATCAAGTACCAAATCCTGCGTCACTGCAACATCGTGCCTTGTAGTCCACAGAAGACTGCTGAGGCACTGGGTACAGATCGCAAGAAGATCGCTGTCATCATGCTGCGCCTGGTAGAGGATGAGTTGATGACCTCTGAAGATGGTTTATACCTGACTGCCTCTGAAGGTCGCATCGAGGCAAGAATCTTCAGGGATGCTGCTTCTCGTGTGGTGCCTGCACCAAAGATCGACAAGTTCGAGGGCAAGTACGAGACACCTAAGAACGTGTTTTACAGGAACAATGGCAATGCCCACATCGCACGCAGAGGTGTACCATGCTGATCGCAATTGACAACATCTGCTTCAACGTCGAGTATGACTACAACGCAGCACATGATGGTGGTGGTGTCGAAGATTCTTGGCCTGAGTACGTGGTCTTGTACGCAGTGACACTGTTCAATATGGTAGAGACTGATCTGCTGCCATTCTTGAATGAGATAACGGTCAAGGAGCTTGAGAAGGAAGTCATCCGCCACATCCATAACAGGAGTCTGCCATGATGGACTGTCTCCCACAACTCCATGTTGCTGCGATCCATGCTGAGTCCGGCTACAACACTGCCACTCCTGGTATTGGTGTCCTCTGTGCTGATGGCAACTATATCTTAGGTGCTGGTATGTTTCGCAACAGCATCTCGAAGAAGTCCAGCTATGCCATTGGCGGCAAGTACCTTGGGACAATCAACGGTATCCAGTATGGACTCATTGGTGGTGTCATCAATGGTTATAACAACGGCAAGGTTCTGCCGCTAGGTGGCTTCGTTGCCAGCTATAAGCAGATGCACTTGTTGTTCACACCACCAGTGTCTGGCCAATCCCCAGCACTGGTAGAAGTCTCATTCACGATCAAGGGGTGGTAATGAAGAAGTACCGTGAATATTTCGACCACCTTGGTAACCCACACTATGTAAAAGTGGATTGGGACGGTGTGTTCATTGTCATCGGTATGGTGGCTTTGATAATGCTCATCTCCACACTAGGTGGTTGTGCCTTATCCCACATATCACAGCAAGATGCCCAGGCGTTTGATGAGTTTATCAACTACCTACAGAACAAACCATGAAAAAGCGAATCACCATCAACGTCAATGACGATATTGACCGCATCAAGGAACGCATTGCGAAGGACTCAGGCATCACTGTCACATACGTGCAGACGTTCGACTTCCTGATCGCGTTCTACCTCAAGCACGCCAATGTGCCTAAAACCACATGGAGTCCACTGAAATGAAAACATCAGAACTGACAGGCGCTGCCCTTGATTGGGAGGTGTGTGAAGCTACAGGACTGCTCGATGCGTACCCACTTACACGCAAGCGCTTCTTGAAACAGTGGTCGGGTAACTCAGGCAAGTTCCTGCATCCATCAACCGACTGGGCACAAGGTGGCCCGATCATTGAACGGGAAGAAATCCATCTGGCTTTTCTTGGCAACAAGTGGATGGCAACAAAAGTTATGCAAGGTTACACACCAAACGAAGCACAAATTGGCCCCACTCCACTTGTCGCAGCCATGCGCTGCTTTGTGGCATCGAAGCTGGGTGATGGGGTTGAAATTCCGAAGGAGTTGATGTGAAAGAGCCAATCAGCTATTACATCAAGTCAATACCGCTGCTACCCATAGCCTTGGTACTGAACCTGCTGCGCTGGTACGAGCAATGGGCGCACAACAAGAAAGGGAATTAACATGAAATACAAACCCGCTGAATCCTACAACATCGAGTCTGCGGACGACGGTCTTAACATGTTCGGCTTCCTAGTCGCAGCTCTTGCTGGCCTTGTCATGGCCGTGCTCGCAGCGGCTGGGCTTTTGTGGTGGTACTTCCGATGATCCGCATCATCACCCTGCCCGCAGCACTGGTCGTCGGTGTTGCCCTCGGCCTTGCCATGTTCGCTGTCACTGTGTACAGCACGGTTAGAACTTTTTGGAGGATGACATGAACTCCCGCCTGCTACACGCCGCCGCACGAGGGGCTAGGATTCAGAACCAGTCTGCCTTTGACCAATGGTATGACAGTGACTACTTATGGTTCACTGATCCAGACTTTGAAAATGAGTATCGAATCCACCCCGATGACGAGCACTTGGCCTACGGCCCGATCAGCACGGCGCTGCGTGAGGCTGCGTCTGAGGGTAGACGGTGGGACTTAACCGGACTCATAGGAACGATGGCCCATGCCGCTGGAAACTATCACGGACCGTGGTGGATGGAGCCGGAGTTGAACCGTTCTCTGTTCCTGCTGATCTTGGCCGAAGCATTGGCCGACGAAGGACTTTAATTTTTAACTGGAGAAAACTATGAACTTTGATATTGAAAACCTGACATTGAAACAACTGCGCGAGATTGCTGCGCTGGTCAACTCGCAGACTTCAATGCCACCGCCAGTGTGCCATCCGTTTGTCGGAAAGTACGTCATTGCACGTTGCTATTCGGCTGGTGTGCATTCAGGTACTGTCGTAAGCGCTGACGGTGAAAACGTCATCCTTAAAGACTCACGGCGTTTGTGGTTGTGGAAGGCGAAAGACGGCGTAGCACTGTCAGGCGTAGCTCAAACAGGCGTCCAGTCAGGATGCAAGATTGACGTGCTCAATCCTGAAATTGCACTCACTGGTGTTTGCGAGTTAATCCCTTGCAGTGCCGTTGCTAAGGAGTCTATTGATGGCTTCAAAAAGTAAAACCTTTACCAACGGCTACGGCGACGGCTACGGCTCCGGCTCCGGCTCCGGCTCCGGCTCCGGCTACGGCTACGGCTCCGGCTACGGCTCCGGCGACGGCTCCGGCTCCGGCTACGGCTCCGGCGACGGCTCCGGCTCCGGCGACGGCTACGGATCCGGCCATCCGTCAGCAAACGGCACCGGCC